ATGGAAATGGCCGAAGAAAGAATTGCTGAACGTATCGATGCCAATTTGCTAAATATTGATTTGAATGAATTACAAACAATGACTAAGGTAGATTATGAACGCAAGTTTAAAGTCTTACAAAACAAGGCACATGGTAAATTGATTATCAAAGAATATCCAACTGCTAGTGCTTCATCTCTACACTTTAGAGCCTTGTTGAGTGAATTACACTTGAAGAAGAACTTTGTGCCAGATATTATCTTTATTGATTATCTAAACATCTGTGCCTCTGCTCGTATCAAGGCTGGTGGTTCTGTAAACTCTTACACATACATCAAGTCTATTGCTGAAGAACTCCGTGGTTTGGCTGTTGAACACAATGTACCAATTGTTTCTGCAACACAAACAACTCGTAGTGGTTTCAGTAACTCTGATGTTGGTCTAGAAGATACTTCTGAATCGTTTGGTCTGCCTGCGACTGCTGACTTTATGTTTGCTTTGATTACAACTGAAGAACTGCAACAACTAAACCAAATCATGGTGAAACAGTTGAAGAATCGATACTCTGATCCTAATGATAACAAACGATTTGTTGTTGGTGTTGACCGTGCCAAAATGCGACTGTATGATGCAGAGCCTTCAGCACAGGCCGATATCACCGATTCTGGTCAAGTAAAGAAAGATGTGCCACTTAACACATTTGGTAATCGTGAAAAGAAATTCAATAAGAACTTTGGTGGTCTTAAAGTATGACGTTAACTAAAGAACAAGCCGTACATTGCGCTGATGTATTCTCAAACTACTTTGATAAGTTTGGTCGTATTGATGAATACATGCGTGAACAAAAACTAAACTCAATGGCAGAAAGACCATTTACTTTGCCTGGCATGGGACCAGAGGAAGATTTGTTCTCTGATTTCACTATGTCACCTGCTGATATGGAATTTGAAATCATTGAGTTGCCACAAGATAGATGGGACATTTATCTCAATATGATTTCTAGCCATTCAAACATGACCAGTATTCCTGGTCGTTGTTTGCGTTTGGCTGTGTTTGAGAAGAAGTCACAGAAGTGGGTTGGTTTCATTCGTCTTGGTTCTCCCGTTATCAATTGTAAACCTCGTAATGAAATGCTTGGTCAAGTATTCACACAACACGAAGGCGGTGCTCAATTGTTCAATCAATGTGCCGCAATGGGTTTTGTGATTGTACCTGCACAACCATTTGGTTTCAATTACCTTGGTGGTAAATTACTTGCAGCCATCTGTTGCTCACATGAGGTCCGTAAAATGCTTGATGACAAGTATAAGATGACCACTTGTTTGTTTGAGACAACCAGTCTGTATGGTTCTTCAAAGGCAGTATCACAATATGATGGTATGAAACCTCTGATTCGTTTCAAAGGGTTAACTGATAGTGATTTCTTGCCAATGTTGCATGGTAAAACATATACTGACCTGAAAGATTACATAGAGAATATCACAGGTAAAGATTTAGCACCACCTGATGCATCTAGCCGTAAATTAAAAATCTCTAATGCTATAGTGTCTATGATTAAGATTGGCCTCAGAGGCACACCAGAAGCTGTTAAGTTTGCACAGACTATTGACAATGCTAAGAACCTAAACGAACAGAAACGATACTTCATTTCTGACTACGGGTTTAAAAACATGGTTGATTTTGTAAATGGAAAAACTGACAAGTTGATTCCAGGTGAGAACTATGAGAAACATAATCTGTCCAATATCACAGAGTGGTGGCGTAAGAAAGCCATCAATCGATTTGATACGTTAAAGACTGATAATCGTATCAGAACCGAACAAGAAGTTTGGACTGGTGATAAAGTTCTTGACATAATTCGATAATTCTGGTAGGATAAATACTTCAATAACAATCGGAGTGTTCAAATGGCCAAATCTTATTCAGCTGCTGAATTAACAAGAATGCAAGAACTAGGTTCTGCGTGGATTTTTCGCAGAGTATTAAATGACAATCAAAGATACAATAGTCCAGAAGATATTGTAAAAGATAAAAAATATAAAGAACTAGTAGCGATATATCCAGCAATAAACGCTGAATGGCTGAAAGCTTTTTACGCTCAACAGAAAACTATGTTTAAAGAATTTGCATCATCTAAATTTACAGAATTCAATAGAGATGGTGGATTTATGGACTTTATTACGGACCTTGTTCGTACAAAATTCAAAATTTCTAAAAAAGATTCATGGGATCCTGCTGATATTTGGTGTGTTCAGAATGAACAGAAAGTTATTTCAGATATTAAAAAAATAGTTGAAGATGGTAAAGCTTCTAGTTTGTTAGAGTTAAATGCTCTTATGAGAACTTTATACAAAGAACGAAGACTTGTTGGAATTTCTTTAAAATTAATTTCTGGTAAAGAAGCTAAATATGAAGAAGTTAATATTAATGAAGCTGATTTTCCTGATAAGAAAAATTATAATTTTAACATTTCATCTATGAAGTGTCCGTTAAGTTTAAAAAACGGAACGCAATTTGCAACACAAGATACAAGAATTGTTGTAGATGGCGGTGGTGTAAAATACGATTTTCAAATTAAAGCAAATAGTACATCAGGATATAATAATTTGAAGTTTGAACCAACGTCTTCTGCTGGAACTAAAGCACGATTAGGTAAAACACCACTTGATTTGTTAGCTAAATTATTAAAAGATTACAAAGTTGCTTTCAAAAATAGTCACAAAGAATATCCAATGACTGGTGAAGAATTCGATGATAAGACTTCCTTAAAATATGCTAAGATTGTATTCGAAACAATTAATGCAGCCGGTGTTGATACTGGTGTAAAAAACACAGAAGAATTTATTTCTAATATGCAAAAAGTTTTCACTCTTGAGCCACATACAGCAAATTCTAAATTAATGCAGTTAAATTTTTTATATGGTATTTGTTCTATGAAAAAAGAAGAAAGAGATAGTCTTTTAACCGATATGTGTTTCTTAGCTCAGAAAAAAGGTAGTCAGTTTGGTCCGTTTGGAAAATTATACTAAAATGAACTTCACACAATTTTTAACCGAATCAAAAGAAGGTAAGAACCTTCACCTAGAACACATTGAAGATGAAGTTTTGAATCGTGGTGTCTCTGGTGCTCGTGAAGCAATTAATTTCTTGCAATCTCTCCGAGATATGTTGGCAGGCCACTCACAATCACGGGTGAATGTTACAACAAAATGGGATGGTGCACCTGCTGTTTTTTGCGGTATCAATCCAGAGAATGGTAAATTCTTTGTTGGTACTAAAGGCATATTCAATGCAAATCCAAAATTGAATTATACTGATGCAGACATTGATGCAAATCATACGTCAGAGGGTTTAAACTCTAAACTTAAAGTTGCGTTACGATACTTACCTAAATTAGGTATTAAAGGTATATTGCAAGGCGACATGATGTTTGCTAAAGGTGATATTGACAAAAAAACTATTGACGGCCAATCCTACATTACCTTTCAACCAAATACAATTGTTTATGCCGTTCCTTCTGATGCTAAGTTGGCTCGCATGATGCTTGATGCTCAGATGGGTATTGTGTTTCATACATCATATACAGGCAAGACAATGGCTGATATGAAGGCATCATTCAACATTGATATTGGTCACTTGACTACAACTAAAGATGTTTGGTTCCGTGATGCATCATTTACAGACGCTTCAGGTACTGCCACATTTACCGCAGAAGAAACTGCGGCTATAACAAGTATTCTATCTCAAGCAGGCAGAACATTCCAGTCAATCAATCCACTAAATCTAAATCGTATTTCTAATAGTGAAATCATTATGACTTACATTAAGACTTTTAATAATACGAAAGTCCGTGCAGGTCAGGCGATTAGAGACACAAGAGCTCACACATTTGAACTGACAAGATGGGTCGAAGCAAAGCTAAATAAAGATATTATTGATGCGAAGAAAGACGAAACTAAAAAGAAACGTGTTAAAGAGAAGACAGAGATTATGCGTTTCTTCAATAATGCAGCCAAAGATTTAAAGGCTATATTTGACTTGATGAATTTCTTGGTTAATGCTAAAAATATGATTGTTAAGAAGTTACAACAAATGAAACAAGTTACTGGTACATTCTTGCGTACAGACGATGGTTTCAAAATTACTAATCCCGAAGGTTTCGTGGCAGTTGATAGACTAAAAGGCAATGCAGTTAAATTGATTGACCGATTAGAGTTCGCACACGCTAACTTCAATGCAACCAAAAATTGGAGCAATTAATGGCTGAACATAAGTTTAATATCAATGAGATTATGGCCGAGTATGGTGACAATGATTTTGGTTTTACCGCAATAGATGAAGAAGAATATAATGCCGTTATTGCTGAAAAAGAAGAAACAGTTGATGAATACAAAGCTAGACTGAAAGAAGTTGAAAAGATTATTCTTCCATTCCTTACCAAGTTGTTGAAGACTGCCGACCAGCCAATTATCAAATGGCCAAATCGGGCACCACAGTTGGAGACACAAATTCAAAAGATATTGAATTTGACCAGAGGTTGATATGCGATTTAAAGAATACGAAGAATTGTTAGAAGCATCATATGCCGGCAACATTGGCA